ATCTACACTCAATGCTTATGGCAGTTTTATGTGTATTGCGACCATTTGGAACAGCTTTAAACCAAGTGCTCAAATTTCAAAATTAACGCGACTTACAATTGTTCTTGCAATGGTAATTATCTCAACATTTATTGCAGTTGTAGGTGAACATACTTTTTTAAGCGCATTCAAATCTTTTATTTTATTTCTTCTGACATTTTTCATTCCTTGGAGTGCAATTAATTTAGTTGATTACTATTTTATTTCTAAAGAAGAATGCGATGTAGATGCCTTATATGACCCAAATGGTAAATATGGCCGCTGGAACACGATTGGAATCGCTTGTTATTGTATTGGTATCTTACTTCAGTTGCCCTTTATTGATAGTAAATTCTATAAAGGACAAATTGCCGAAATGTTGGGTGGAGTCGATTTATCCTGGTTAGTGGGATTGTTATCCACTGCAGTTTTATATTATGTACTTGCCAAAAGAGCTCAAATAAAAATTTCAAAAGCTCTTGAACTTGAACGAGTAAAATAATGTGAAGACGAGATATCAAAGTCTAAATAACGCTTTGATATCTCATTAATATTTTTCTACTGTTGAGCAGTAGTTGGTTGTGCAGAGGCAGGCAATCCAAATAACTTATCGAATATCCAATTAAATATGAATGTATAAATTGGAATGATAATAATAAATGCAACATCTAACCAAAATGCAGCAACAAGAGAAATATCCATCCACCATGCAATAAGCGGAATTAAGAACATTACTAAAGTGATTTGAAAACCGATCGCATGCGCGATTCTACGTTTAACAGTGCGTGACTTATTCTCTTGTCGTGCTTCCCATTTTTCGTAAAGAATGTTGTAAATAAAATTCCATGTTACCGCAATTGTCGTAATCATGACTGAGAGCGGTCCCGTGTGCTCTACACTATCTCCGGCCAAAAGAGCTAAACCTACTGATGAAATCACCATTCCAATAATTTCATATGAGGACACATAAACAATACGACGCTTTAAACCTTGCATAACCAATCATCTTTTCTTACTTCTTTTTATTTTAGTTTCAGTTAAAATCACATATAAAGTTAACAGCTTTCAGTTTCACTGATATCAAAATGAATTTTAATAGCGAAAATATAGAGCTTTTCTTAAGTGTACTTGATACTGGATCTTTCTCGGCAGCGGCACGTAAGTTAAATCGAGTACCCTCCGCCGTGAGCATGGCTGTTGCCAATATTGAGGCAGAACTTGGTTACCTTTTGTTTGAACGTACTCACCGTAAAGTCATTCCTACTTCAGCGGCTTTAGCATTAGAGCCCCAAGCACGTATTATTGCTGAGCAGCTTAGGTTATTAAGTACCCATGCCTATGAGCTTTCGCTAGGACTTGAAAGTAAATTAAAAATTGGTGTTGTTTCAGATGCAAATACCAATTTACTTTTTAAAGCGATAAAAAAACTGGCTGATAAATTTCCCTTACTTAATGTAGAGATTATTACAGCCCCCCAAGACGATATTCTAAATTTGCTCTATACAGAAAATATTAACCTTTGTCTGGCAGGTTCTGATCTCAATATAAAAATGCGTGAAAGCTTACAATTAGTGATGAATGAAACTCTAGTTGCTACAATTTCTGTTCATCACCCACTTTTAAAACAAAATGATAAGTTAATCTCTATTGAAGAATTAATTAATGTTCGACAAATTGTAGTTGCAAGTAGTGAATTAAACATACAGGATTCACGTTCAATTGTTGGAGCAATGTACTGGAAAACCAATAGTTTACAGACCGCGATTAATATGGTTGAGGCTGGTTTAGGATGGGGAAATTTTCCTTTATCTTTGGTAAAAGAAAAAATTGAACAAGGACATTTAGTTCAACTAGATTTTAAAAATACAAAAAATCATTTACCTCTATCTATCTATCTCATCTGGCTCCAAGATAAACCATTATCAAAAGCAGCAAGAGAACTTGTTCAAATGATTCGAGCAAATTTATCTCATGCTGCTTATTAAAAACCGCCCTATAGGCGGTTTTTAGTGCTTATTTAGATTTATCAGCTTCAGCTTTATCATTCTTATGCTTATAACAATAGCCAAACATTGCACCTGCGCTGAAGAAAAACATTGCTTTTAACATGATGACACTCCTATGCCTCGTTTAGTGAAAATTAAACTTAGCATTTAGGTGTGTTTCACTTTGACTACTATTTAAATCAATTTTGTTCATAATGAAAATTTACGTGTCAATCTTTTTCAATTTATTAAAAAAAACCAAAAAAACTATTTATTTGATTCTATTAGATTAATTTTTTAAGAGATTTAGACTTGAGTTATCAATTAAAACAAAGCAAAAAGCCTATTCATGGTGAATAGGCTTCTTACTGTATTTCAGGACTAAGCAATAATAATAATTATCAAAAATACTCCACTACTGTATAAATTCCAAGTGTTTTAGTCAAGTATAAAATTCATCAATTACAAATAGTTGTAGGAAGTGTGAAAGAATATTCATTCTGTGTTTTACTGATAAAACTTACTGTAAAGTTATACTGATTTTAGAACCGGTCGTAGTCTTATTTTTTAATTTGCGAACTTCAAAATTTTTATAGATTGATAGTAATAGATTTAATAAATTTATCTCTATATGAACCCAGAATAACTTGTTCTATTCTATTCATTCTATTACGCATATCTTGAAAGTGAACCACATTGTTAGATTCTAATATTTTCTCTTTGTCATCTGCCTTTCTAATAAATAGTGGTTTATCACTTAAGTTATCTTCAAAAAATTTAAATGTTCTCCGTAAATCTTGAAAAGTAAAAGAGATATTACACTGCCCTTCTATTTTTTTTCGGAATTTTGAAATATTAACAATATGGCCAGTTTTAGACTTCACAGATGGAAACACCCATTCTTCATTAATTTTCATTTTACGATTTTTCATTAGATGCCAAAGGAAATCACCCATATAAAGTTTATAGCGCTCATTATTATAAGTATTTATAAAGGAAAGACTTCCTTCATCTAAGTCTAGATCTTCCCAACGTAAGCTTTCACACTCATTTCTAAAAAGTCCTGTTAAAACAAGTGTTAATAAAAAGTCCTTATTTGTTTCATTTTCTTGGCCCCGACCTTCATATTCAATAATTGCGTGTACCCATTTTTCTAAATTTTCTCTATGAATATAGTTACTTCGACTTGAAACTGCTCGCCAACGTTGTTTTGAATTTAAAAAATTAACTGGGTTCATCGCAGATATGATGAGTTCTTTACTTCTGTCTTGATAATACTTAACCGAAAAACGATAAATAGCTCGAAGTACTCGCATAGATAAGTTCGCTTTGGCATAACTAATTTTAGATAATTGAATATACTTATCTTCAACCATCTGTTCAGTAATATCAGTAAGTTTAAGCTCCCTCCAATCCATTAAGTATTTTTCTATGACATCTCTATAATCAACTAGTGTTCTGTCTTTTAGTTTGTGTTGATTGATATATGCTTGAAAAGCTTCATCGAGACTAGGCTGGTTAATTTTCTTATCTAAATTATTTTTTAATATTTTATTATTTTTGCTAATTAAATAATTGTTTTCAGTTAAATCTTTTAACTTCTGCTGTGCAAGTATACGAGCTTCTTCAAGAGTAATTTTTTCGTAATCTCCTAATTTACAACGTATCGATCTACCTTTTACTTTCTTTTCTACAATATAGGTTTTATATGAATTATTTACACGAATAGCAAAACCAATAATCTCACTGTCTCTATAAATTGCTGGAATGAGTTTAAGTTGATCGATAAATGACTTAGTTAGCTTTACTCGTGAAGTGCTCATAAGCTAGAATCCCTAGCGCTTGTGATAATTAACAATATAGCAAAATATTTTTCAGGTCTACTGCACACCTACTTTTGAAAAATACTTGTGTTTAATAAAAAAATTGATTAGTATTGCAGGCACTGAAAAGCCTTGAGATTAAAAGCTTTTCTTATTTATAGGGCCTATAGCTCAGTTGGTTAGAGCAGCGGACTCATAATCCGTTGGTCCACAGTTCAAGTCTGTGTGGGCCCACCAAATACAAACCCCAAAAACTATAAGTTTTTGGGGTTCTTTAATTTTAGACATACAGTCGAATATCACTACATTATTCAAAAATTGTTCGATTAAACTTAAAAAAATCTTTTCCTATTTCCATATTTTTAAACGTTCCTTTTAATATTTTGATTATTATTAATTATTAACTTAATTATTTGATCTATTTTTAGGCTAAATTTTGTTGAGGCATTGATTTCGAGTTTTCCATTTGAACATCCCAAAACTTTTTCCATAAATCACAGTATTCGAGACATAAGTTTTCTAAACGAATATAGTCTTCTTCTGTACAAGCTTGCATCAAAATAAACCAAAGGTCTTCTTCATGGTCATCATCTGCTGCCTCAGCAGTTTTGTCTTCAGAGACGCCATGAACATGGTAATATCCACCACCCTCAACCTCTATACCAACAGCACTTGTTGCTCTACGTAAAGGTGGACTATATAAAATGACTTCTTCTTCAGCTACTGCCAATAAAGCTGAAACAGCTTTATAGTCGTTATAAGAGTTTTCTAAAAACTCTCTCACTTGATGTGCAATGCTGGTCGGTTTATAACTTCGGCGTTCTTCCTCTGTTACGCCAAAATCATTAAGCACATCTTCGAATAATGGATAATGGGCATATTCAGGGTTTCCCTGATAGTAACCATCTCGATCGGCTCCAGGACGGAATCCAAACTCATCAAATATATTCAGGCTTAAAAGAAAACGCGGGAACATCTTTGCACCGGCATGCAATCTCGGCTCTAACTGCTTAGTTTGATACTGAGCCATTAATAAAGCATCTGTAAATGTTTGTACGATTGCATGACGATACTCTAAATGAATACGCTTTAAATTTTCTTTATTAATTTCTCCGTTATTTAAAGTTTCAATTGCAGGATGATGAGATACAGGATGCTGCGCAATCTTCGCTCTTAATTGAGTTAAAAAGTTAAGATTTTTATCCCAAAGTTCAGCTGAAATGCTTTGTTTCATCCCTGCGAGTGCCTTTTTCCTAGGATTATTAAAGTTCTCAAATTTTTTAGGCATAATCCACTCTCGTTAAACTTATTAAAGTTTTTTGTTTTTCCATATTTTATTTTAAAAACAAAGAGTTATACCAAAAATAAAACTCCTTTTATCAAAAATCCATATTAGAATTAAAATCATACGAAATCAAATAGAATATTTAAAAAAAGTTAAAAATAATGTCTATTATTTTTATAATATTAACTTGAATCAAATTATGTTTTTGATTATGATGAAATTGATTAAAAATTTAAAATCTATGTAAAGTAATAATTAGTTTTAACTAAATGGAATAGTAATGTCAAAAAAAGAAGATATTATAAATACTGCTTTGGATCTTTTTAACCAAATTGGTTATAACGCTACAGGCGTAGATAAAATTATTGCTGAATCAAACGTCGCGAAGATGACTTTTTATAAATACTTTCCCTCTAAAGAAAGTTTAATTATGGAGTGTCTGCATCATCGAAATATTAATATACAAAATTCAATTTATGAAAAATTAAATTTACATCCAGATGCTGAGCCGCTTGAAAGAATACATCTTATTTTTAACTGGTATATTGACTGGATTAATAGCGAAAACTTTAACGGTTGCTTGTTTAAGAAGGCATTTATTGAAGTATCTAAACAATACACTTCAATTCGTGAACCATTTCAAGAATATACAAATTGGCTTATCAATTTACTCAATAGTTTATTAGTAGAGTTAGATATTAAAGACCCTACTCCACTTACTCATATCATCATCTCGATTATTGATGGGATTATTATTGATGGAACCATTGATAAAGAATTGATTGATCCTGTAAAAAAATGGAGATATATCGAGTATTTAATTAAAACCGAGAATTCATAGTATTTTTAATATATAAAAAATTACTTTAAATTGATTTATTATATATTTTTCTATTACGGATTTAAAATATAATATTAATAAATATAAATTTTATTAAATATTTCAATTTAAAAATTAAAATAAATAAAGTTTAACATGTTGATAATTTTCTACCCTTTTAGACCAACTCATATTAGAATTCCGCAACCTTATTGTCTCCCACGTCTCTATGAAAAAGTTTTTAGGCAATTCTATCTTCAAAGCAGTTGGTTGGACCTATAATGTAGATCCTACAATTCTTGAAAAAAAACAAGTAATTATTGGGTTCGAGCACACTTCTAACCTTGATGCGATCTTATCAATCGCTCTGTTTCAAATCTTAGATTTAAAAATTCATACGCTAATTAAAAAAGAGCTTTTTAAAGGCCCAATGAAGCCCATACTTGAAAATCTAGGCGGTATTCCGGTAGACCGTAAAGCAAGTAAAGATATTGTTTCTCAAATGGTCGAAAAATTTCAAAGTAATGATACCTTCAATCTAGTCATTGCCCCTGAAGCAACTCGTGCAAAAGATGGATCTGAGCGCAAACCTATTCGTACAGGTTTCTGGCATATTGCAAAAGCTGCGAATGTTCCAATTGTACTGATGTATGCAAATGCAAGAACAAAGAAAGGTGGCATTTTAGGTAAAATTTACCCTTCAGATTTGCAAAAAGATCTTGAAACAATTAAAGAACTTTATGCGCAATATGATATTGATGTGAAGATTAACTAATTTGTTCTGTAAGCGCTTTTAAGACTAATTTTTTACTTAAATTTAGGCCTTCTAAGCGTTGCTAATTGGTTAACAAAACATAGGACAACAGTTTTCAAGAAAACCATGCCTATGATAATATTCTGTCACTTTTGCATTTTTTAATTTTTGGAGTTCACTTCCATGGCGGGTCATTCTAAATGGGCCAATATTAAGCATCGTAAAGCTAAACAAGATGCAAGTCGCGGTAAAGTTTTTACTAAATATATTCGTGAAATTGTGACTGCTGCCAGACTTGGTGGTGGAGATGCTGCTAGCAACCCTCGCCTTCGTGCTGTTGTCGAAAAAGCACTTTCAGTCAACATGACACGTGACACCATTAACCGTGCAATCCAACGTGGTGTGGGTGGTGAAGATAATGATGATTTAAAAGAAGTAACTTACGAAGGTTATGGCGTTGGTGGTGTTGCTGTCCTTATTGAAACAATGACAGATAACCTCAACCGTACAGTTCCAGATGTACGTCACTGTTTCAGTAAAACAAATGGTAACTTAGGAACTGCGGGTTCTGTATCTTATCTATTTACTAAACGTGGTGAAATTACTTTTGAAGATGTTTCTTTAGAAGACAAAATCATGGAAGTAGCTTTAGAAGCAGGTGCAGAAGATATTGAAGTTTCAGAAGATGAAATTTTAGTAATTACTTCACCAGAGACTTTTGGTGAAGTTCAAGATGCTCTTGCTGCCGCAGGTTTAAAATCTGATAATGCAGAAGTTGTGATGAGTCCATCAACAAAAGCTGAAATTACAGATATTGACCAAGCAAAACAAATTCTTAAAATGATTGATATGTTTGAAGATCTTGATGATGTACAAAACGTTTATACAAACGTTGAATTCTCGGAAGAAGTTTTAGCTCAATTAGATGCTTAAACCAAACATTGAAATTAAAAACGCACCAATTGGTGCGTTTATCTTTTATATAAATCAAATAGTTAAAACATGATGTTGCAATCTTGTTGCACTCGGTTTTAAAAACTACACTTTAAGATTTCTATTAATTTTAAAACCTATTCAAAATTATTTTAAATCTACTTTAATGGGAAGTTCCCAACGGCGTCTATTAAATGTCACGGTTCCATCAATTTTGATTGGTAATTGATTACCGTTGTAGTCGAAAACCTTTATGACTTTACCGCCTTAGTTTACCTCAGCAAGCAAATTACATGTGTGCTCAAGCCTTCCAACTTCTGTGACCATAATCATTAATTGCTGCATGATAAAACCTCGAGAGAATATGAAATGAGAAAAACTTTGCTCAAAATGTGCAATTATCCAGATTATTGAGCAAATAATTACACATTAATAAAGGCTCTTACTCAAGAGCCTTCACAATCGCACCATGTCTTGCTTTGCAGTCATTATATTTTGCAACTGTATCAACTGACCAGATCATTAAATCTTTGCCCGTTGTTCCCGCCAATTCATTTAGATTTGGGCATGGTTGAATAAGATTAGCTGGTATTACCGGCTTTGATAAGATCGTTGATTTGGTACACCCCATCATCATCAATACAGCTAGACTTATAAACAGGACGCTCCACGATCTTTTGCACTTCACGCTCAATATATTCGACTTTAGTGTTTTGCTCTGCTTTGACTTGCTCATAGTCTGCGCTCACTTTATTGATCTGATTTTGCTTTTCTGCAAGGGCTTTCAAATTCTTGCGCTCAATCTCTTTGATCTGAGATTGACACTTTTGTTCAGCTTCTTTTAGCTGACCAGTTTTGTAATTGAGTACGGCCAAAGATATGGCCAATAAAAAAGCGAGAAACACAATAATGATTTCTCGCCAATATTTAGCAGCAAATACAATCCACATCACTGCGCTCCTATACATTTTGCGTGTCGTTCAAGCTGTCTAGTCCAGACGCCATAGCAGCCGTTAGAACGAATCGAACAATCACGTTTTGCAACGTACCTATATTTAAGTAATGAGTCGCAAGCTGCTTTATATTGACCAGCTTTCAAGTGTTTAAGCATTGATGATTTTGCGAATGTTGGTACCCCGTACTGATATGAAAAATCCAAGTAAAGGTCATATTCAGTTTGTGATAATTTCACGCCCTTCAATGAATCTTTAAACGCGACTTCACGCTTGGCCACATCATTTCGCAACCACTTATCTGCGGTCGCACGTGTAATTGGTGGATCTGTCATTTTTACGGGTGAGCCATCTGGCTTGAATGTTGAACCATGGCCCTGTGTTGGCCGATCCCCTTTAACGGGAATTACTGGCTTTGATGTAAACCCTTCATCGTTTTTCACGCCCACAAAAAAAGCAGCCGAAGCTGCTAAGAATGCGGCGACATATTTAGTCTTGTTTGACATTACAGTCACCTTTATTTTCCAAGCTTTCTAAATAGGCTTTAAGTGCAATTTCATCGCGCTTATTTTTCTTTCTGGCGTAGTACCAGTTCATTAAAAAACCAGCTAAACCAATGATGATACTGACCCAAAATGCTAAATCGATTGACCCGATCCACGCCGAAACTGCTCCTGCCACACTTCCCCCGTATGTTGCACCCTTACTGGCCGCCAAAGCGGTCGATGTATCTATAATTTGCTGATTGTCTGCCATGCAGCCCCCTAATTTCGGCATAAAAAAGCACCCAATTTAGGGTGCTTCATAACTATTGGATGAGTTAATCTCTTAAAACTAACTCATCATTTTTAACTAAATACTTATTTGCTGATACTTGATGATCTACTTCTAAAAATTGTTGCCCCTCTTCAAGATGAATTGTTTCAACTAGAAACTTAGGGCACTCAATTAAATTTTGTATTTCACCAGTTTTAACCTCATTGATGTGTGCTGAAAAAACAGGAGGTTTTAACTTGGTAAACTAAACACACTCATCAGGAGTTTACCATGAGCAAGAAACACAAGACTTACACCACAGAATTTA